ACCACATATCCATTAGGAAAATTTTTTTGAAATTCTCTAGCGATAGAAACACAAAAGAAGGACTTTCCAATACCAGAATCAGATGCAATCGCAATAGTTTTATTCTTTGGAATGCCTTTGAATAAATCTGCTGACATAATTGCATTCAACATATAAGAACCAGTATCTAAAAATTCTTCACAATCACCAATCATGCCTTGCTCACCAACAATAGTAGCAAGTTCATTCTTCATTGATTTTGCATAGTTCTTAAAAAAGTTCGACATAATAATCCTTCATAAAATATTAAGAAAATAAATCCATCAAGTTCACAGTTTTTTCATATTTCCAATTTGTTGGTTCTAACATAATTTTAAGTGGAGATAGAAAAGACCGCTCCAACTGTATATTATAGTCTATTTTGTCATGTAAGTCAAGTTCTTTCGGTAGTCTTGCAGGAAAAGCTATAACATTTTCTCTAGTATAATTCTGATCAATCAAAAAAACATATTTGGCTTTTGAGCCATCTTTAATATCTGAATAATAAATATCTATTTTAGATTCTTTTATCCAGTGATTATAGTTAATTGCGGCTCTCACATGTATTGGACAACCAAGTTTATATTGATTTTTCTCAATGTGATATTTATGAATGCCATTTACAGAAGTTGGTAAAGCAATTTCATCTGGAGCCAATGCATTCCATTCTTTACGAAACTTTGTAACATACTCAATTAATTCATCTTCTGTGCCTGTAACAAGAATATTAGCACAATCTGTCAATGCTTTTCTAGCTGGTGCTGGAGTAGAAGATTTAACTGCTTCAACTCCAGTCATTTTCAATTTAGGTTTGGCATAATCAACACCTTCCATATGCACAATAGACATGACATATTTCTTTTTAGCAATGAATACGCCACCACCAACTGCTTCCATCTTCATGTTCAATATTGGATCATGTACATTTAAATAATTATTGAAACTTTCAATAGCATTATCAATGCACTCGGTGAGTTTAGAATATCCAACTTTCTTGACAAACTCATTCTGTTCTTTCTTGGTTTTGTCAGGTACAAACTTCTCAACCATTCCGCTTAAATCAAAGTAACAAGAATCAGTATCCATGTAGATTGTGTAATCTTTATCTTCTGTTTTAAGCAAACGATTTAAATATTCATTTACGTTTTTTTCTACAAAACGATTAGCGGCTTGACCAGAATAAGTTACTGCTTCTGCTAAACGAATGTCATAGAAACGGAAATATTTCAATCCACAAATACCATAGAAAGAATTGGCAGCAACTTTAGCAACAAGTTGCATGTTGTATAAAGCAACTGATTTTTTCTCCAAGTCTTTGATATCACTAGCACTTGCTCCATTCTTTTTCATTTCTTCTATTGCTTGCTGAGTTTTAATCATCTCCTTTTTAGAATCAACTCGCAAGTCAAGCATTCTCTTAATCAAAGCTGGAATAAATCCAGTCTTCTTGCGTGTAAATCTTGCACCATTGGCCGCAACTGTTACATCTTTGTCATATTCATCTGACAAATCTACAGATTGATTGAGTATGGAAGTAACGTCAATATCGTCACGCATACCCAAAATAGTTTCTGGCGAGATATTAAATGTACGGAGAATGTATGGATACAGAGAAGTGAAATCAAAGGAAACCATAAAGTCATGTTTACCTACTATTGGATTTTTTACATAAGCACCTTCAAACTTTTTGGTTTTCTCATTCTCAGGCTTTTCTACTGGACAAACAATAAAGTTTTCATACAGATAATTGTGAATAATATTTTCCCAATATCGCATTGGACTGAAGATATCTTCATAGTTAACTTTTGAGAAATATGCGAGAGTAAGTGCAATCTCCATAAGTTTCAGTCTATCATCTAATCTTTCTACAAGCTCAGTATCCTTAATGTTATAATCCATGAAAAGCTCAAAGTCTTTTTCATATAGATCAAACAAGTTATCAAATTCAGATACATCTTCCTTGCGTTCACCAAGTTCTTCTTGTGCAATGAAATCTAATTTATAACTCTCTCGGTTTTTAAATGTGAACTTTTTGTAAATTGCCAGATAATCCAACTGAGAGATGCCATAGATTTTATAAGCAATTTCTTTGTTACCAAAATCATTTTTACGTTCTGTAGAGAATACTTTTGAATATGGTGACAATCTTTTTAAATATTTTTCTCCAAAGATTTTTTCTATTCTACGGCAAATATAAGGAATGTCAAAACTGTTGGAGTTCCAACCAGAGATAACATCAAGTTCACATTTACTCCAAAAGTCTACGAATGATGAAAGTAATTTCTCTTCACTGTCATATAGATAAACAGTTACATCATCCTTTTTACTTTTATAAGTTACGTTGCCATAGGTCAAACCAAAGGCATATGTCATGCCATGAATACGAAATGATATTGCATTGATTGGATATTTGGCGGCTGCTGGTTCTGGAAAAGCACCATCAGTAAACACCTCAATATCTAGATAGGCAATATTGATTTGGGAGGAATCAAACGTGATATTTTGAGGAAAGTTTTTGTGTATGAATTCAAACTCAGATTTTGCATTACCACAAACAGTTTCATTTACAACACCAGATTTGGCTTTTACTTGTTCTCTAAACTCACTAACACTACTCATCTCTGTAGCTTTGTAGCGAGTACCATATAGGTCCTTGTAATCACCACGGCTACTTTTGACAAATAACTCAGGAGTAAATGCAAAATCATTTTGTTTTCTCACACCGTTTTCAATATACCTCATGTGTATTTTGTTGCCGATTAAAGCTACATTAGTATAAAACATTAATATTCTATTTGTTGGTGTGTGAAGAAAATGGTGGACCCCCTCGGACTTGAACCGAGAACCTACGCATTATGAGTGCGGTGCTCTAACCTATTGAGCTAGAGGTCCGTTTTTATTATTATATCACATTTACAAACAAATGTCAATCATTATTAACCCAAGATCACATCTTTATCTGAAAAATCAATAGGTTTGATTATAGTGTGAGTTTGTGTAAATCCTTCAGACATATTTGTATGAAGAGTTTGATAGTCTTCCATCATTGTTTCAATATTAGTATAATGAAACTTAAAACTTTCGGTAGTTGTATTGAAAATAATATAAATTCCGTCTTTGTCTGCGTGAGGTTCAAATCCCAAAAGATAATCAATATTGATAACCTTTTCCCAGGTTCTTTCTTTATCAAATACGGCAGTTAAGCGATGCAGCATAATTTCCTTTAATAAAATTGAGGTAGAGCATAAGCAATGTTCCACTTCATAATGAATAATTGCAAAAATATAAAGCTATGTAAAAGGAATAATCCTAATATAATAGCTATTGTCTTAAACACTTAATTTCTCTTCTAAATCCTCAAATCCACCTACGAACTCACCATCCATAAAAATTTGAGGAACTGTTGAAGTTTTAGTTGTAGCCATAACTTTACCAAAAAGTTTTTTGTCGGCTTGTACGAACATATATTGCATACCTTTTTCTTTCATAAGTTCCTTTGCTTTGTCACAAGAAGGACACTTTGGATACATGAAAGAACCTACAATATAATTACCTTTACTAAAATCCAATTCATGTTTGATCATTTTTACTCCTTAATTAAATATATCCATTAAATTTACTTTATCTTTTTGTAAAAAATTTCTCCCAAATGTCCATATTGGCTCAGTATAGTAGCCATTTAAATATCTAACAACATTCATATTTTGAGACAATTGAAATCCTGCAATACCAACAAAATCTTTTTTATATCTTTCAATCATCGGGTCACATATACACTTACGATTGTCTCTTACATCAGTACCCACATCAGTAATATTAATCATCGTTGTTTTGGATTTTGGAATAAGCTTATCTAAAATTACATATAAAAATTCAGTTAACCACTTATCATCAGTATCATATCTTTTCCAAGACTGATTATCTTCATTTTCTGAATTTTTACCATATAATTCTTTATTGAAATAAGGTGGAGAAGAAAACGTAAGGTCGATATTAGGAATTTGATCATAGTCAATGTCTTCCGCTGGTAAACAATATATTCTTATATTTTTAATTCCATTAAGTTCAAAATAATTATCATATTCTTTTATTTCTGGATTATCATTACCCAACCATTTTTCGTATGTGTATGACATTTTTTTATAAATTTCAAACATATTTAAATTTGGGTCTGTACCAATATAAGTCTTTTTGTTTGACAAATAAAATCCTGTCAATCTATCTCCCCAACCACTTGAGATATCAAATATAGTTTCTCCAGGAACTATATTATAAATGTTTTTTGATGTGTTTACATTGAACTGAGCAGCAACTTGACCTGCATAACCAAATGCTTTTTTTAATTTTTTCTCGTTTAGTATATCTACACCTACTCTACGAATACAATCCATCAAACGTGACATACCATGTTCCGTTGTCCATAAAAAAGTCGGACTTTCACGATTTGTAATCTCACATTGCATTCTTTCATTTTCTGCAAAATAATTTGAAATTTTATTTGCAGTGATGTGTTGAGGAAAATATCCCATACTCCAATCATCATAATCATATAGATATTGAGTATTTCTGTTTCCAGATAAACGATGTATTAGAGGTTTGTCTAAATCATAATGATGAACAAATGGAGCAATCGTATTATTTTTAAATTTAAAAAATAATCTACGAATTGTGTTCTCATTTTCGTTAGCATTTGGTAAAGGCAATTTTTTGTTGAGTAAAAAATACATAAGAGTAGAATACAATTCTACCTCATCTTTACCGTCAATATAATTTTTCCAATTAGATATGTTTGGAAAACCCCTATCGTCCATTGTGTTCTCAATGTATTTAAGAATATTTTCGTTAGGGGTTTTCCAAGATGCTTCAAGTTTTTGGCGAAATGTAGTTTCGCCAGGCTTCATGAATTGATTTCTAAGTGCCATAATGAATTTTCAATTGCCTTTCGTTGCTGAAAGAAATTACGAAAGTTAGAACCATACTGAGATTTCTCAGTATCATCAATGAATGGTCTTGCTTGATGTTCAAATGGAGACAAATGCATTGGTTCAGAACCAATCAATTGTTTAGCTAGACCAATATCTTTATCATAACTTGACATACTATTATCATGATTTGCATAAGAACTTCTAGCACATCTTGCCGCAGAGCAGACAATTGCTTGATCAAGTGTTAACTTATTGCCATTATTATCTGTATATATCATCTCATTTTCAACTTGTCTGCGAACAACATAAGGTACATGCCATTGTCCTTGATTCAATTCAACTGGTGTACTTCTATCCATTTCATACACCATCTCTTCAACAATTCTACGAACATCTTCTTGTGCATCATCATGTATTCTAAGATTAGCAATTTCTTTCAAAGCATCGGCTTCGACAGTAATTGTTTCTTCAACCCATACATATGGTTCCAAAACACGATTTGCTACTTCCTTATGTATACCAAACTTTTCCATCATCCAATGAAAAAAACATGCAAACTTTGAGGAAAGTTTCCATATCTTTTCCCCATAAAATTTAGTTAAAAAAGTAGGCTCACCTGCTTGCATTCCCCTTTTCTTTGTGCCAAATTTAACTGGCACATAGATTTTCTCCATAACTTCTGCTCGGTACTTATGTGTTGGAATAGCCCGAGAACTTTTCACTGAATGAGATGCAGCACGGTGCCTAAGAAGTTCAGAATGTATTAATCTACCATACATTACAGAGAAAGTCAACAGTCTCTCTCCTGTAGGTAAAGAACTGTCCTGAACAATTTTAGCTTTAATCATATGTTACCGTGAATGAGTTAGCAATAAAAAAACTGTCTACAAGATCCGTTAATGGAGGTTGTATGTGTTTTTCTGTTGTCAAAACGTCTATCCATTCCGAATTGTGTAAACTAGTATTTATTTCCATAAACTTTTCCAGCATTTGAAACTTATTGGCGTTTCCTTTGCCAGTTGCCAGTTTTTTAATCTGAGTGGGTGCAATCACAAGAGGTTTTATGTTTTCCTGTGAGAGAAACAATTTGAAAATACCAGTAGCTTCTCCAATATCAAACAGTCTACCTTTTGCACCCATAGAATAACCTTCCAACATTATAACATATTTTTTTACATTGTCAAGTCTTTTTTTGATTTCACTTGTTAATGCCATTGCGTTTTCAGCAAAGCGAACCGAATTATCCCTTGATTCAGATGATTCCGAATAGTGAATATTATTGGGAAAGTTTATCTTTGTGATTGAGCGTTTTGAGTGTAGAAAAAAGAATTCACAGTTTTCAAATAAATGTTGTTGTTTTGTGTTCCAAAAGCAGACACAAGGACTGCTAATGGAAAAATCAATACCAATGTGTAACATAAAAACTCCTAAACAATAATTGATGTATTATTTAGGAGTAGTATAAATGATTATTTTTTGTCTTTATTATCTACAAAGTCTTGAAATTGTTTTGCAACTGCGAGAATTTGATCAACTCCCGGATAGTTCTTACAATACTTTTCCATGTTATCAATAGATTGCTGATACAATTTCATTCCTTCTTCTTGATTTTTATTCAGCATTTCTTCTGCAAGATAAAATTGTCGGTCAACGAAATTCTGTTGCATACTGTACATTGACTCTACATATTCTTTTGCAGTGTTCAATAATTCTTGTCTGATTTGAAATGGATTTTTTGATTCTGTCATATTAACCTGTGTGTGTTTGTGTGTTATTTAAATTAGAATTATCACCAGCTGGCGGCTCCAATTCTTTTGTGAGTGTGCTGCTCTTCCCAAATTCTCTGT